ATTGTGTCAACTTCATACGTACCCTTCCAGGCCTGATTCATGATGATAAAAATACAGAGGACTTAAATACAGATGGTGAAGATCATCCTGCAGATGAGACTAGATATGTTTTGATGTCAAGGCCAGCTTTGCCAAAGACTCCGGAACTACCTAGGACTGTGGCTGAAGATTTCTGGGATAGAGTAAAGAAAGATATAAAAGATAGCCAAGACCCTGTAGATGGCCAGCTAGTTACCATACCTGAGGAAGGGGCAAGAACGATATGAAGTGTACACAATGCGGAGGGGTTTATGCACGAGCATACCGGAGAAACTTCTGCAGCGCTTCTTGTGAATGGATAGCATGGCACACTTATAGGCTAGAAGTCCGGAGGGTGGCTAGAGAGATCTACCATAAATACTTCGGATGAGCAGAGCATATTATAATATATATAATAAAGATAAAGATAACTATAAAAGTAAGTGTCATGCGACGAGTGCTCCGTTAAGTAACGGTTAAATAACGGTTAAAGGAGACAACTCATTATGTTTAAATGGTTTAGATGTAAGGGATGTGAGAGACTAGAGAAAGAAAATCAATATCTTAAAAAGCTTGTGGACAGGCTTCTTGACAAAAAAGGGGTTGCTCCGGTCCAAGAAACAGAGTTTTCGATAGAGACTGAGCTTCCGCTAGAGAAGGTAAAGGAAGGCACAGAGCAATATGGAGACTAGGACAATCTGGATAATAGGGATAGCAGCTCTGCCATTTATTCTTTGGATAGGATCAATACTCTTAAGCAAGAGGAACGTCCGGGACTGGAGGCTTAACCGGATCCGCAAGGGAGCACTTAAATATATTGGGTTACTAGACAAAATTATGAAGCTAGAACATTATCCCAGGTCATCACGTAGACAGTTTTGGAGACAATTTGTAAGCGATGGCAGGTTCTTAAACGAATAGGAGGAAGAGATGATTAACTTAGGAAAGAAGGACAGGTTTGGAGGAGAGGTCGCATCTCCGTCAAAGGAAAAGAACAGGGTTTGGTATCCTACTTTTCATGTAGATAATATAGACCTCGGCATCGATGAAGATGATGTCGGCAAAGAGATAACGGCTACGGTCAAGCTCAAGGTCAACAGCGCAGGCAAGAGGATCAACGACCGGGAAGGCAAGGTCAAAAAGACAGAGGACTATAGCTTTGATATTATAGCCATAGATCTCGGCAAGCCCAAGAAAAGGGATGGAAGAGAGAATCAGCTCCAGGTAGACATCGAAGATAATCTTGAGGCAGCGAATAAAAAGAAGTAAATCTACGTAAAGCTATGTAAGTCTACGTAAATCTGTGTAAGAAGGAGTAACTCATGGATGAGGAAAAAGACGTAAAGGATACAGAGAAAGAGAACATTGAAGAGGGCGAGAAGTGTCAGGCTATAATCAAGCAGCGTGATAAAATCAAACAAAGCCGGGCATCCTTTGAGAAGCAGTGGTTAATTAACATCGCATTCCTACATGGCAAGCAATACTTCCAGATAGAAAAGACCGCCTCAGCAGGCCTTGATGAGAAGATCCACTGGGAACTTAAGAACCTACAGCGTAAGAAAAAGACAAGGCGTACAGATAACTATATCCTCCCGCTTTACAGATCGCTACTATCCCGGATGCTTAACTTAAAGTCGCACATCAGCGTAGATGCAACGACCAACTCCGAAAGGGATAAGTCCGCCGCAAAGGTATCGCAAGAGGCCCTCGAGGACTTCTGGCAGATGGCAAATAAGAACAACCCCATCCTTTCGCAGGACTATGCGGGTATGCTCTTAATACTATCCCAGCTCTTTAAGTATCTGCTCTCAATAGGCATCGGATATCTAAAACCAGTTTTTAATCCTAAAACACAAGCTAAACATTTCTTGGCTGGAAAGACAGGCCAGGATGAGATAGGCGAGTGCGAAGTTAAGGTCCTGCATGGCTTTGATGTTTTTAAGGATCCACTTAAGAGGTACATCATCGAGCAATCGGTCATGAGCGTGGACGACATTGAGACGATGTATGAAAAGACGGTCAAGGCCGAGGACATAGGCTACACCGAAACAGAGCAGAAGCTCTTAAACTTACTCGAGGGATCCAAGCCGGATAAGTTTGAGAACGCTGTCAGGGTATTTGAAAGGGCAGAGCTTCCATCTAAAAAGCATCCTCAAGGCAGGTATCAGGTTTGCACGTCAAAGATAATGCTTCATGAAGGGGACCTACCGCCGGAATACAAAGGCAGGCTTCTATACTTCGAGTTTAAATACCTAGATTTAATGCTGTCCTCGTTCCCGCAAGGGATGATCGAGCAACTTATATCCCTCCAAGAAGAGCTGAACCATACTATCTCGGAACTTGCGGCATATAAGAAATGGCTAAAGGGCAAGATCCTGGTCCCGAAGAATGCAGAACTCGAGACAAAGATAGATGATGAAGTAGGGCAGATTATTTATTACGCCCCTCAGCATAAGCCGGAATATGGCACGCCTCCGAACCCGCCATCATTCTTAATGTTAGAGATAAGGCGAATCAAAGGAGCCATGGAGGACATTGCGGCCGCACATGATGCATCGATGGGAAGAGTGCCGGGACAGGTAAAGTCCGGAGTAGGAATGGAAGAGCTTAAGGAATCGGACGTGTCACAGTTAGCGCCGAACCTTATATCGATAGAGCAACAGCTCGCATTCTTTGCCGAGACAGTGCTTGATATCATGGAGGCTAAGTATAGCGAGCCGAGACTTCTTGCAGTTACAGGAGAACTCTTGGGGGCAGAGGTAAAGACCTTCAAGGGCGAGAATGTTAAGGGCAATAGGCGTATAAAGATATCTCTCGGATCAGGCCTTCCTCATACCAAGCAGGCGAGGCAGACCTATATTGATAACCTAGTGGAAAAAGAGTATATCACAAGGGAGAAGGGCCGGGAGCTTCTGGAGTTTGGGGATGTAGAGGGAGTATTCCATTCACTAGACGAAACGCTGCAAAAAGAAGAGAACCAACATATGTTAAAGGATGACTTCAAGGTTGTAGTTGAGGAATGGGATGACCATCCTATCCATGCGAAAGTCATTACAGACTTTATGAAGTCAAAGCAATTCTTTGAACTGGAAGAAGGATTGCGGAAGAAGTTTATTGAACATAGAGGGATACACTTACAACATATTTTGAAAGAGCAGGAAGCACAGGCAACGATGCAGGTAAGAGCACAAATGGCAGGAGCAGCAAAGATACCACCCCCGGGACCGGGAGGACCGTCCGGGTAACTGTAAACAGCGCTAGATAGCGCATAATCGAGCAAGCCGAAAGGCACTCGGAAAAGGAGGATGTTATGAAGGGGTTAATAGAAGGGTTGTTGTTTCCAAAGATGTTAACATTTGCAGATGAAGATGCAAATGTATTGGCGGGTCTTGTTGCGCCAGGCACAGAAGGCACAGGGGCCCCTGGAACAGAGGGGACAGGTGCGGCAGGAACCGAAGGAACCGGACCAGCAGCAGAGGATCCGGAGTATGAGCTAGAGTTTGGAGAAGAGGGCAAGAAAGAGAAGAAGAAGATAAAGCTCTCGGAGCTTAAAAAGGGTTACATGTTCAATGATGACTATACCAAAAAGACCCAGAACCTATCGGAAGAGAAGGAGAAGATCAAGGACCTACTCGGATGGTCCGAGAACATTAAGAAGGATGAGAGCGCTGTTAAGATAATCCTCGCCCTATCACAAAAAGGTCTCGGCAATCCGGAAGTGCTTAAGAGGGTACTGGAAGCATTTGAGAAGGTCGAAGAGAAGAAGGAAGTCGTCTCTGATGAGATCCTTGGGATGGAGAAGGAACTCGAGCTGATGGATGAAGATAGCGCAGAGGCCAAGACCTTAAAGAGAATGATATCATTTTCAAAGGGGCTTTTAACTAGGCTGGATAAGGCCGAGACAGATCTAAAGACTCAGGCCACCACCAGAGTAAAAGATAAAGAAGCCGCAACCTCAAAGGACCAGGAGGCTCTGGTTGCGAAAGCGACAAAGACTTTGAACGATACGATTTCTGCGTTAACAGACGCAGAGAAAGGGGATCTCAAGTTTGAGAATGATGAGGCCAAAGGCCTTTGGAGGCAACTCGTTGTCTCCCATCTCAAAGACAACCCGAAGGAGTACAAATCGTCCGAGGATTTCGTAAAGACCATACAGGAAGTAGGTAAGAAGTTCCACTCTACCCTTCAAAAGTATGGCGAAGGTGTTGTAAAGAAATACCTCGAGAGCAAGAAAGGTCCGGTACCTCCAGCAGGAGGAGCGGCAGGCGATCACATTCCTAAACCAGTCACGCTTGAGAACCTGCAAGAAGGCATCGAGAAAGAACTTACAAATCTCGAGAAGGATAGAAAATAAAAAAGAGGGGGGGTGAATAAAAAAATGTTTAGATTACTCCATTTAATATTTCTGTCTGCATTGGCAGTCCTCGCAGGTACGGGGGGCTATCTGCAGATTAGCGATATAGGGGCAGTTCTAAAGAAGGTCATAATTCCGACCATCCAGAACCAGTTGCCTAAAGAGAATGTTCTTTTTGACAAAATCAAGAAGAACGCAGGAGTAACGATAGCTAACAACAACATCTACATCAGCGCAAGGACAGGGAAGCACACTGGTATATACTCTGTTGCTGAGGGCACCGAGCCTTTCAGTGGCAAAGCCACATACCAACAGCCGACCACGAGCTTGAAGTACGCTTTTGGCACGCTTGAGTTGACGGACCAAGCGATAGAGGCTGCAAGGAAAGGTGACGTTAAGGCTATCGCCTCTATTCTCACCACAGAGATCACGGCATTGAAGGACGACTTCAAGCTTGATCTTAATAGGCAGTTCCACGGTTCCGGAAACGGCATTCTTTGCATGACCACAGGCACAGGCGCAACCACAAGTACCACCATTACTTGCGATAGCAATCCTAATGGCGGGGCTGCAACCGAGCATCTTGAAGCAGGGATGCATATCAACATAGGCACTTCGCATGTTGGTACGGTTTGCACAGTTGTGTCCAAGACCAATACCACTATTGTTATTGTGGCAGGCACGGCTTGGCTTGATAGCGTTATTATCACCAAGGCACTGGACGCAGAATGCATGGGATTAGCTGGCCTTATTGATGACGGCGACAACGCCGCCACCATCCAGGGGATCACCCGATCGTCGAATGATTGGGCGAACTCTCACACCTATGATACAGGAGCAACCCTGACCGAGCTAAACATGATAGACACCTATCTAAAGACTATCCGTTACGGAGGCGCAAAGGTCTGCTTTATGGGACCGACGATGTTCTCTAAATACGGATCGCTTTTGACATCTATGAAAAAGACAACGAGTCTTAAAGAGGTACTATCTGGAGGCTGGAAAGGACTAGAGTTTATGGGTGGCAATATCGGCGTTATGCTCGACTTTGATTGCTGGAGCGGTTATGTCCAGTTTGTCGATTTCGCTGCGTTAACTATCGCCGAAATGTCAGCACCGTTTGCATGGCTAGAGGCTGATGCCCATGGAGGCATCCTGAAAAGGAGCGCTTCCAATAGGACTATCTGGGAGGGTACATTAAAATATTATCTCAACTTAGTTGCTCTCAAATTTAAGTCCATGGCCAGAATGAGCGGTCAGACTGCCGTATAAACATAGTATAACATCGGGGCCGGGTAGCTTGAGGATACATGGTCCGGCCCCATTTTTTTATAAGAGGATATCATGGGTGAACAAGTTTTTGGCAGATATGTAAATGATGCTTGCGTGAAACGTGGAAAAGAACTGCTTAAGGAAGCAAAAGAGGTACATAAAAAGAAGGCAGAAGATGGCAAGAAGGATATCTATCAATCAGCTAAAGAGGGGGCTACTTATTTAAGGAATAAAGCAAGAGGCAAGATCATGATAGGTACTGGAGTTGCCTATTGCTGCTTTGAATGCATTTATCATAGAGTAAATTGTAGTGAGTGCAGAGTATGTCAAAACGGCTCATCGTTTGAGCCAACAAAAAAGGAGGTAGCAAATGTTTCTTAAAAACGTAAGCAAAGAATTGGTGGAGATCAAGTACGATGGCGTAGTGCATGCCATTCCGGCAGGGGCAACCATCAGTATTGAGACTATCTATCCCGGAGCAGATCTTGAAGCTGGGACAGGATTGCTCGAGAAGTTTGAATCGGAAACCAAGGGCAAACTAGCGAAAGTAGCAGGTCCTACTACTATGCCTGAGGCCAAAAAGTCGACACCACGAGGGCGTGGGAGAGCAAAAAGGGGGTAAATAATGCTAATAAGCGAAATTCGGGACGAAATCATAGATGAGGTAGGAGGAGACTCTACCGATACGGATCTGCAGACCAAGATAGTAAACTTTATCCGAGCGGCATTGAGGAGATTACCGAATCGTATAAAAGACCGGACCCTTATTACTATCTCTTATGCAACCCTCTCTGGAGGAGCTTATTCATTAACCTTACCAGACAACTTTATCTCGGAAAGGGATGTCTGGCGTGAAAGCTCAACTGGCAAAAGGATCCAGATCGTAAGAAAAGGTACTGATGTATTTCGGGGACTAGCTAACCAATCAACACCGGGAAGTATCTCTTATTATATTGTCTATGCTAAGACCATGGAGTTTGACAAGCAGGCCGACTTAGATGTGGTTATCTACATTGACCACTTTAAGAGCGTAGGCACAATAGCAAAGGCGATTTATTATGGCGACTACGAGGAAGATCAAGAGAAAGGGGACCGGAAGCTTAAGCTAGCTTTATCGGAACTTGATAAGATAAACGCTCATTATCAGGCAGAAAACTTGCCAACACATGTAGAGGAGTCATAATGGCATGGGGCGAAAAGTCGACATCACCAACCTCATGGACCGAGAAGAGTGCACCGGGAGGATCGTTTTCAGAAAAGGCTGCTCCCGGAGGATCGTGGACTCCTTTCGATATTTCGTTTGGATGGTTTATTGGTAAGGGCTGGTTTTTTGATGGATGGTTTTCTAATATCTGGAGTACACCAATATCTACATCCCCAGCATGGAGTGAAAAGTAATGGGAGAATATACAGCTAATAATTATTTTTATAAACCAGCTTTAGGGGCAAAAGGAGCAACGGAAAAGTCTGCATACGATGCAGCTTTAGCTATAGCGGATGCACAGATTAAGAGTAATAAGGATCATGCGGATACAGTAGCAGGAAATCCGCATAGTGTTACGTCAGATGAAATCGGCAATATTACGGCCTTAAAAGGTACGTATACAGCAGGCGAGAACATTGCACAATATGATACAGTTTATATTAAGTCAGATGGCAAGATCTACAAGGCAAAGGCGAACGCAGCGGCAACGTGCAAGATCATAGGGATAGCATCGGCGGCTATTGCATCGAGTGCGGCAGGAGTAGTATATTTGCTCGGAGAAGTTACAAACGGATCATGGAGCTGGACTATAGGTGTAATCATTTTCTTATCAGCAGCCACAGGAGGAGCGTTAACGGAAACCCCGCCATCAGGAGGCGGGCAATTTGTAGTTAGGATCGGCTTAGCAATTAGCACAACCAAAATTATTCTCAAGCCAGAGCTTGTATATATGGAGGTATAAAATGTTAAGAAAAGCGTTTTTGATACTCATTGTTTTAGCCTTTGCAACTTATGCATTAGCCGCAGAGAGGCTTTTAACTTACGATACCGTAACTGGTATGAGAAAAGCTCTTACAGATACCGAAGCAGAGATGGAGGCCATTCTCGGAGCAATTAACATCATAATAGCAACAGAGATAGATGGAACAGGAGAGCTGGCCGCAATAACCGATTATGAGACAGGATCAGGAGCATTGGTATTTGCAACATCACCTACGCTAGTTACACCTGTGCTTGGGGTAGCAACTGCTACTACGCTTGATACAGGTTTTGGAGCAAATGAATTATATGATATGGATCAACATGTACTAACAACTTCTGCGGTTACTTTTTCTTCTTTAGATATTACAGCCAATTCAGACACATTCCAAATTGATATGGATGGCACAGACGCACAGGTTGGTTGGAGTGATGGAGATCTTATATTTCAAACTGATGAGGATGCGGGAGCTACAGGTTCACCTACTTGGTTGATATTGATGGGGAATGACAGTGGTAGCGGAGGTGTAGATAGTTATTCTGGAATAAGAATGTATGAAGATGATTTAAACAATGATTATTTTGAAATAGTCGCTTACTCTTCTGAATTATACATTGGGGGAAAAACCTCTGCTGCAGCAAACTTACTCCTTAATGCAGAAGCTAGAGGGGATGTAAAATTGTTTAGTGTAACTGATGTAGCACATGACGCAGATGGTAAGAAGTTAACAGCATACAGGATGGCTGATGAAGGCGATAGTAGTATAAGTATGTATGTAAAAGAGGATTTGACTGCATGGATAAGTAGTGATAGGACTATAAAAATACAATCAGATTCAAACGTTCATCTTGATGCATCTGCTGGTCATTTCTTTCTAAAGTTAACTGGTGTAGGATTAGCAGCCTTTTCTGGCAATCTGGATATGGATCAATTTCTGATTTCACTAGAGGACAATACTGGCAATCAATTAGTTATCGGTAATGTCGCTTTTCATCAAGATGATTTCGACCATGCACTACAAACTGACCCTACTCTCTTTATACACTCTGATACAGATCCTGACTCAGCTAATGATGAGTGGATAAGCTTTCACCATGATGTAACTGATGCTCAAATCAATGTAGGTTCGGGAGATTTGATATTACAATCTACGGCTATAGGAGATGTTGTTTTATTTAGTGGCGATGACACTATTGCAGATAACTCTGATGGTAGAGCCTTCAAGATATGGAGAAGGGGAGTAACAGATGGCGATTTCTCTATGCAAATGCACATAGACCAGTATGGGCAGAATATTTTAACAGGAACTCATAATAATATAGTTATGGGGTTTGAGGAAAGTCTTTTTGATGGCAACATAACAGTTGGTCGTGGCGATGGAACAGATAATGAAACTCTTAAAATAGATGGATATATTACAGCAGCAAGTGCAAAGAGATACGCTCAGTTTCAGGTAGATGATGCAACCGATGCCTTCACACTCACAAAGGAAGATGTAGAGATATTGGCGTTCAAAGTAGATATGGCATTATGGTTAGGAAATGGTGCGGTATCAGCAGGATCTATAGCCTTTTGGGAAGATACCGACGATGGTTCTAACTATACCAATATAATAGGTCAGGCCTTTGCAGCTAATTTAGAGTGGGTACTTCCTGCTGCTAATGGAACGGCAGGACAGGTGTTGGAGATCGCTTCTGTGTCTAATGGTCAAATAACCCTTGAGTGGGATGATGATGATGGGGGTGCTTCTACCTTTAGAAAATCCTTCATGATTACTAATGTTACAGCTACAGCAGATGCAGCTATCTGGCGAGTACCTGCAGATTGTACTATTACTGCTGTCCATGGCGTACAGGTAGGTGGGACGAA